GGAAAATAAATACAATGTCCTTTGCAACTCTATGTTATTAACAGAAGGATGGGATTGCCCTGACGTTGATTGTGTCATTGTACTAAGACCAACAAAAGTAAGAAGTCTTTATTCTCAGATGGTTGGAAGAGGTACAAGACTTTCACCTCAGACAGGAAAGAAAGATTTACTTTTATTGGATTTTCTTTGGCACAGTGAAAGACATGAATTATGTCATCCGGCATCACTTATCTGTAATAGTGATGAAGTCGCTAGAAAAATGACCAAAAAGCTGGAAGACAGCGCAGGAGTTGAAATGGATATCCAAGAAGCTGAGGAAGAAGCCTTGAAAGATATCCAAGAAGAACGTGAAGAAGCACTTGCTAAGCAGCTAGAAGAAATGAGAAAACGCAAGAAGAAGCTAGTGGACCCTTTGCAGTATGCAATGAGCATACAAGCTGAAGACTTGCAGAATTACATTCCTTCTTTCGGCTGGGAGTGCGCTCCAGCAAATGAAAAGCAGTTGAAATATTTAGAAGCACATGGAATTGAGTCTAATGAAGTTCCTAACGCTGGATATGCTTCAATGCTGATTGACAGATTGAAGTTAAGAAGTAAAGAGGGACTAGCTACTCCAAAGCAAGTGAGATTCCTCGAAAGAAAAGGATTTAGAAATGTCGGAACTTGGAAGTTCAAGGATGCTAATTCTATGATTTCTAGAATTTCTGCAAATAGCTGGAGAATTCCAAAAGGAGTACAAGCTTCTACTTATAAGCCAGAAGGAGTTGAATAAGAATGAAACAATACAATCTATTAGAGCTGCTTGACTATATCAACCCTTCTGAACTCTCCTACCAGGAATGGACAAATGTTGGAATGGCCCTTAAACATGAAGGCTATGAAGCGAGTGACTGGGATTCCTGGAGTGCTCAGGACTCAGAAAGATATAAAAGAGGAGAATGCTTTACAAAATGGAATTCCTTCAATGAAACAGCAGGGGATATTGTCACAGGTGGAACAATCTTCGATTATGCTAAAAAAGGTGGTTTCGTTCCTCCAAAAAAAATAGATCCTAATGAGGGTGTTCTTGATTGGGAAGATGAAATTGGCAATATCATAGACAAGGACTCTATAGATAGTATTGAGTTACATGAGCCTAGTGATTCGAATTGGAATCCAGCAAATGAGTTAATCAGATACTTAACTACTCTATTCGACACAGACGAGTATGTTGGCTTTGTAGTTTCCTCAATAGAAAACGAAAAAGGGAAGTTCATTCCTGGGAACCGCGGAAACTTCAGAATGACAGCAGGGCAGATTGTTGAAGGTCTTCACTCGTGCAATGGTGACATTGGAGCAGTAATTGGAGACTACAATCAAGCAGCAGGTGCATGGATTCGTTTCAATCCATTGAATGGCGAAGGTGTTAGAAATACTGACATAGCATCATTCAAATACGCTCTTGTAGAATCTGACAGCTTGGACATAGGCAAGCAGTTGTCTATTATCCATCAATTAGAACTGCCTGTTGCAGCAGTTGTATATAGTGGTGCCAAATCAATACACGCTATTGTCAAAGTTGATGCCTCAGACAATAAAGAATATAGAGAAAGAGTAAGTTACTTATATAAGATATGCGATAAGAACGGACTTGAAGTTGACAGTCAGAATAAGAATCCATCAAGACTTTCGAGAATGCCTGGATGCATTCGTGGCGATCATAAGCAGTTCATTATTGAAACTAACACAGGAAAAGAGACTTGGTCCGACTGGGTCGAATGGGTTGAGTCAATGAATGACGATTTACCTGATGAAGAAAATCTGGCCGATGTATTATTCAATCTTCCTGATTATGCAGAAGAATTGATTGAGGGAATCTTAAGACAAGGACATAAGATGCTACTTGTTGGCCCTTCAAAAAGTGGTAAGTCATTCTCATTAATTGAATTATGTATCGCTATTGCGGAGGGTACTAAATGGATGGGCAGACAGTGCAAACAGGGAGATGTGCTATATGTCAATTTCGAATTGGATAGAGCCTCATGCCTACACAGATTTAAAGATGTCTATCAGACTTTAGGATTGACTCCCAATAATGCGAATAGAATTTTTATCTGGAACCTGAGAGGGAAGACCCCTGCACTTGATCAGTTAGTGCCAAAGCTGATAAGACGAGCAGAAAAGAAAAAGTACATTGCGGTAGTGGTGGACCCTATTTATAAAGTCATAACAGGTGACGAAAACAGTGCGAGCGAAATGGCTAAGTTCTGTAATCAATTTGATAAGATAGCAGATGCGCTTGGTGCTTCTGTCATATATGCACATCACCACTCAAAAGGTGCTCAGGGTGGCAAGAAATCAATGGACCGTGCAAGTGGCTCAGGGGTTTTTGCAAGAGACCCTGACGCGCTGCTAGATATGATTGAGTTGGATATGAATAAAGAAGTCAAGGAACACTTCATTAATGAAGCAAGAGTTGAAGCAATGCACGCTGTGCTTGATAAGTATGTTCCTAAATGGAGAACTTACATATATCAGACTAAGAAAACAGATGATCATGATTTTGAAGCGATGAATGATTACTGTGCTGAAATGCTTGGATTCGAACAGATGAACGAATTACAGTATCTGACTGAATTAAAAGTTGATGAAGCTAAACATATCACTGCCCTTCAGATTTCTGGAACCCTTAGAGAATTCGCTACATTCGACCCTATCAACTGCTTCTTCAAATATCCTATTCACTTCTTGGATAATGGCAACTTGCTAAAAGGGTGCCGTCCTGAAGGTTCAAAGAAAAAGTCTAAGTTTGAAAAGATGAACGAAACTAATAAGAAGAAACAGGATGAAAATATTGAATTATTCTTAAATGCTTTTGAACAGTTAAATCATGATGGTCAAGTTACTGTAAAAGAACTCGCTGAAAGTGGATTAATGATGGGGAAGACATATGGAGCACTAATGGGATATATGCGTAGATGGGTCAAAACAGGCAAGCTTGAAGGCTTTGAATACAGCGATGGAGTAGTGAAAAAAGCATAATTGCGCGTGTAAGTTGCGCACTATATATATATATATACGCAACGCTCATAATTGCTATTTATGTACATACATACTGATAGGGAATTTGAGATTCCCCTATCAGTGTATGTCACATAATATCAAAGTAATTATGATTTTTGAAAGAATTGAGGTATAAACAATGCAGTTTTTTATAAAGATGATTCCTCCGACAATTACTGCACAGGAGCATAGAATCGGTAAATACGGAGTATATAAAAGTCCTGAACAGAAACAGGCATACGTTAAGTTAAGAGATGCAATCGCACCTTACACTCCTAGTGTTCCGATTGATCACGCTTGCCAGTTGATTGTTAAATGGTGCTTTCCTTTAAACAAGAGTCACAAAGTAGATGGTGAGTATAAATACACAAAGCCTGATACTGATAATTTAAATAAGATGTTGAAAGACATTTTAGAAGAGTTAGGCTTCTACACTAATGATTCAAGGGTGGCTTCTGAAGTGATTGAAAAATTTTGGAGTGCAGTTCCAGGAATCTACATATCATTAGAAGAACTATGAAATACGTATATAAGAAAGTCGATTATTACTCTATGCAGCAGTTAATGGATTTAATCGAACAGTTAAGAAATGAATATCAAGTTATAGGATATGAAGCATATGCACAAAAGCAGTATGCAGTATTGACTTTATATCATAAGAAAGAGGAGAAAAACAAATGGAAAAATTATATCTGGTAAAGTTAGGAAAATTATATGTGACTAATACATCAAGTGATTCAGTCACTTTAAAAGAAAATGCAGAAAAGGCAAAAGTATTCGCCGATGAATTAGAAGCTGAAACTTTGGCTAATATTCTAGGTGCTCAGTTGATCACATTCGTTTTGGAGGGCTAGAGATGTTTAAAGAAATAGGAAGAGTAGTGGAATTATTAAAATACCCACAAAGCATAATTTTAGGATTGGATAAGGTAGCACATATTAATAGTGATGACCTAACTCTCACTATTACATCAGAAGAATGCGCTGAGTTAATCCAAGCCATCACAAAAGTAAAGAGATATGGCTTTCATGATGAATATGAAGAAAACTTACACGAGGAAGTGGCTGATGTGCTTATCTGTATTGCTGAGTTAGTATGCTTAGGCTACTTGGATATTGATAAAGTCAGAGACTATCAGAAATTGAAAATCAATAGAGAGCTAGAACGTGCAATCCAGA